GATTGGCCTGAAGAGGTGTAAACCATGCCACGCTTAAGCCTAAACAAAACATCCAGCCGCGATCAGTTCTTTGATATTGCTCGCGGGCTTCGACCTGATTGCACGCCTGTTCACTTGTTTGGCTTTAATAATGATGTGGGTACTAGCTTTGAGACCATCTGGAACGATGGTGGAGGCATTTATTCATTCCCTGCCAGCGCGGTCCAGATGTCTCTGGTGAGCTCCAGCGCCAGCGACACTATGCAGGTAATGCTCACTGGTCTTAATGGTAATCGTGGTGCGTTGACTGAGATCGTTACGCTCACAGGCACTACACCAGTAGCAACCACGAACTCATTCTTTCGCATTAATGACGCTCGGATAATCTCAGGCTCGAATGTCGGCAATATCACCATCTCATACAGTGGTACGACACACGCCTATATCGAGGCGGGGTCTGGTGTGCACCAGGCGGCCATTTATTCGACACCTTCAGATTCTTCGCTGTATATAACCAGTGTCCATGTTGGTGGCACTATTGGTCTACTTGGCACTATGACGTTTAGAGCTAAACTTCAGAATGAGAGTGGCTATGAGCTAGTTTTCTGGAATAATACGACAAGGACTGAGTTGGATTTCAATCTCAAGATTCCGTTTAAAATTCCAGCGGGTTTTGACTTCTCAATCGAGGGGCATGGCAGCACTGGTACAAATGATGTATCTATCTATATCAACGCGCTGTTGATGCAAGATTAATCGAATGGGATGACGTGATGTCTGATTGTGAATTGAGCGAAGAGGAAATCAAGGAGATCAGGCGCATCATCGAAAACGATAAACGTGCTCGATGGCTTTGGGCTTCAATTAGGAACATTGCTGTTTGGATTGTCGCTGTTATAGGTGGTGTATCTCTTGCATATGAATCGTTGGGGAATGCGATTAAACACTTAGCAGGAAAATAGTCATGAGCACTTTGCGCCGCAGAAAAACAGATATAGCCTGGTATCAAAATCTCATTTTAGATGCACCAAAGCATATTAAAATCGGCGCATTGATCGCTGTCCTAATTTGGTCTTGGCTTGGGTTTAAACATCTGGAGCCGTTAATATTTCCTGTCGTTGTTAATTTCAAGATCGAGCAGGTTGAGATTAAAGATCGTGATCAAATGATCGCTGGAACCATGAATAAGGTGCGCGATTGTCGCTTTGAGGAGCTGGTTGCTTATAGCGGTGATCACTTGATTGGTGTTAGTTTTACAGAAACGCCTGCGCCAGTTTCTCGAATTGAAGGCAGGCAGGCGTGGGGTTGGTGGGTTATTACACCGCCAATCAAACGGCTGACGCTGTATGCTCGGCACCAATGTGCGACTGGTGATGTGATGACTAAGTTGTTTGAGGGAGATCTGTGATGCCAGATAGACGCGAAGGAATAGATTTCAGCAAGTGGGTAGTGCCTCTGCTGCCTGTTCTGTTCGCGGCTCTGGGTTGGTTGATTCAGTCTATCGCTGAGCAGGATAAGCGTATCCAATCCCTTCAGGGCCAGATGATGATGCTGGTCGATCCTAATGGTCAGATCATTCCTTCACCAGATAATGCGCTGGCGCGTCAAAAGCTGCGTGAGGACTTGATTGACCATATCCATGACCTGCAAGTGCGGGTTAAATTGCTCGAAGAGCATCAGATAAGGAGCAACTAACATGAGCTTCTGGGGAAAACTATTCGGCACTGACAAGGCTCTCACTGCTGTTGTGGATGGCGTATCGAGTGGACTGGATAAACTGGTCTACACCGATGAGGAAAAGGCTGACGCAGCTGCACGTGAGCGCACAGAGGCCCGTCAGATGGTTGTCGGTTGGATGGCTGCCACGCAAGGCCAGAATCTCGCCAGAAGGCTGATCGCTCTATCGATCACCGGGGTGTGGTTGATTGATATCATTCTGGCGCAGGTGGCTGGCGCTGTGGCGATCTTCGTTGAGGACTCAGCCAAGGTTGAAGAGCTCGCCAAGTTTATGATGGAGGGCGCTATGGAGATGAATAGCGCGGTCATGCTTATCCTGGCGTTCTACTTTGCCGCACCGCACATGGGTGATATCGCCAAGGCCGTAACGGGTCGCATGACCAAAGATATTAACAAGGGTTAATCATGTTTGAACTATCAGAACGCTCTCTGCGCAATCTCGAAGGACTAGAAGAGTCTTTGCTTGTGGTGGTGCTTCGCGCCATTCAGATCACCAAGATCGACTTTGGTGTCATCGAGGGGCTGCGTTCTGAGGCCAAGCAGAAGCAGCTGGTTGCAGCGGGTGCGAGTCAGACAATGCGCTCTAAGCATCTGACAGGCCGCGCTGTTGACCTTATGGCGTATCTGAACGGTCGCGGATGCTGGGAGCTGGCTGTCTATGATGAGATTGCTGAGGCAATGAGGCAGGCCGCCAAGGAGCAGGGTGTTGCTATCCGTTGGGGCGCTGCCTGGAATGTGCCGGACATCTGCCAGTGGGATGGCACCATGGAGGAGGCCATGAACCACTACATTGACACAAGGCGATCAGAAGGGCGCAGGCCTTGGATAGACGCGCCCCACTTTGAGTTGGTGGATTAACGACACTGACTCTCGCCCTCATAGGCAGGCCAGCCTGCTTCGCCATTGGTGTCCTTGTAAATCTGCACCATCTCGCAGTAATGGCTTAGCTGGCGTTCTGCCTCCTCTACGTCTGCCGTTCCTGCGAGGCCAAAGCCGATGGCCACGAAAATAGCGCCTGCAATCATAAGCTTCATGCTTTGTTCTCCTTCTCAATGCCTTGCTTGATGTAATGCAAAACCTGAGCGATCAGGGTGCGGGTGTTTTTCTCGGCCTGCTCGCGTAGTGCATCATCGATGCTGGCAGGTAGTCGGATGGTGACGTAGCGGTCTTTCTTTTCGGTCATTGGGTTTCCCTCAGTTGTTTGTGGTGGGCGAGTATCTGTTCTCTTGCGTCAATCTCACCTTTTCCCACAATAACACAATATCCCACACTTTCAAGGTATTTTATCCAGTCTTTTTGGTCTGGGCTCAGGCTGCCTCCCTTCACGCGCTTCATCTCTATCCAGAGTTTCCACTCGGGTATAAATAAATCGGGCACGCCCTTCGAGACACCTTCGGCCTTAAGTCGCCCGGCTGTGGCTTTGCTTCGAGCGCCTCCGTTGGGGATGGCGAAAATGCGCACGCCTCTGAATGTCTGCCTGAACCACTTCACCAGTTCGCGCTGTTCTTCGTGTTCTGTTCTGATCTTATTCATCGCTTTGTTGTTCCTGTATTCGTTTACCAATCCAGTGCATGACAGGCACCGCCATGCTATTACCAAGCGCTTTATACCTGCCACTATCTGGTGACTCTTGCTTGTTGCGATATGGGATGTTGGTGTAATTGTCAGGGAATCCCTGCAAGCGTTCACACTCGATTGGTGTCAGCCTACGCACAGCCATCTCAGAGAATAAGATATTCTCTTGGCCTTGGTTGGTTTGAACAGTGAGCGCTTTGTCTGATGTTATTGGGTCTTGCGTTCCATGTAATACAATAGGCACGTTACCCCCCCCCGTTCCATATTTTGCCGTGACGGTGCTGCATACTTCACTCAGCTCCTTCACTCTGCTGTCTTGGCTGTGTACTTCGTATGCTTTTTTCATATGTCACCGTATTAAATCCATCGGCTCTGCTGTAATCGTGGCAGGTTGTTTGAAGGGTGGCGGCTTTGTCGCTTTCTTGGTTGCCTGCAAAAGTTTCTACAACCAGATCTTTATGATCTTTAAAATCACGAGCTAGGACTGTCGCTGCTTTCTCACCCCCCCCATAGACTCCGAATGCTTGATAATCATATGGAGTGCCTTTTCTAGTTTCGGTGGTAGCTCCCTGCCTCTCTTCTGCGCACGTCTCAAGATTCCGCTGGCCGCTTTCGCTGTCAAAAAGTATCGATCCGGCACATCTTGCGTCTCCACTAGAATGTCCGACAAGAAAGACTCTACGGCGGCGCTGGGGCACTCCAAAGTTTTGAGCGTCAAGCACTCGCCATGCATACCCATACCCGAGCTCATCCAGCGCCCCGAGGATGGAGCCAAAATCCCGCCCTCCGTTCGATGACAAGACACCAGGGACGTTTTCCCAGATAACCCATTCTGGCCTCCATTGATCAACCATTCGCATAAAAATAAGCGCAAGGTTTCCTCTATCGTCACCGAGTCCTCCTCTGAGTCCAGCGATGCTGAATGACTGGCAGGGAGTTCCTCCGACCAGAACGTCAATTGCTCCTCGTTCAATATTCCACTCCTCAAATTGTGTCATGTCGCCATAGTTCGGCACGTTTGGATAATGGTGCGCCAGCACTGCGCTTGGGAAGGGTTCAATTTCGCTAAAAAACACAGGCTCCCAACCTAAGCTATCCCATGCGACTGTTGCGGCCTCGATGCCACTGCAAACACTGCCGTATTTTAGAACGGTATTGGTAGTTCCCACTGTTCGCACTCCGCTGATCCGTTGTTGATGTAGTCGATGGGTGGCGCTTCGCCTGCCAGCTCACAGCGGCCATCGGCTGTGAAGTGGTCGCAGGTGTGGCAGCACCGTGGTTCGGGTCCGAGTGCTTCGCGCATTCTTAGCCATTGGACTAGGTGTTGTGGTTTTGGGGGTCTGCTCATGACCATGCCTCCAGTTGTTTAAATATCTCACCAGCCTGGTGCTCGCTCAAATCGCCACCGAAGGGGTCTGCAATCCAGCCTACACCACAGAGCTGGTGCTCAGGGATTCGTTTAATTAGCTCTTGGTGATGCATCTCGAATATGGGCGCGAGGTCCTCTTGGTAATACTTCGCTGGCGTGATGATGCTCTCGCTCTTGAAGTACTCATCAAGCGGTGTCCGGCCAAAGGCTGCAATGAAGCAGGACCACTTGTGCGGGCGGCTGATCGCTGCCACCAGTGTATCGTTGGGCTGAATCAGGTGCTTGCGCTTAGTGTCCATCATGACGCATCCCTTGAGGCGGTCCACATAGCACACCACGATGTTGCGTAGCAGATGATCGGCTACGCGGTTCAGCTGTTTGGCTTTGTTGTAGGGTTTCCGTTTCTTGGCCATTACCATCTCCTTTTCATGATTCGAGCAAACTTGCCATCCATGCGATATTCGATCATCGCCGGGTATTGTGATTCGTTCATCTGCTTGGCGATGTAGGTCAGGCCCTCCTCGCCTCTAAGTTTGGCGGCTTCTGCTAGGTGCGCTCCTGATGAGCTCGCCATGTTGATAAGCTGGCGCATGGACTTCTGTCCTGCGTATCCGTCATGCATGATCGGCAGGTACTCGGTCACTGGCTTATCTGACAATGCACCGTAGTAAGTACACGCTAACATCTGCTTGCCACTCGCTCGGCTGGTGTGCATTCGCCAGTTCCAGCTGGTGATCTGCATCTCGCTACCATCGAGGCCCATGATGTCATCATTGTGGAGCTCTAGTTTCTTAGCCTCTGGCTCTGGGAATGGATGCCCGCAGGATGGGCACACTTTGGCGCTTAGATGCACCAGCTCATCGCAGTTCTCGCACACTTTGACAGGTGCCTCGCCCTCCTTCTCGCCTGAGCCTGTTCGCTTCGGTGGCTGTACTGCTGTGATTGGTCCGTGGGTTGATACCACTCCGGCAAAGTCAAGCACCAGGCAGTGGTCAGTGTGGCTCTTGGGGCGTAGTCCTCGGCCTGCCATCTGCACGTAAAGGCTCGCGCTCATGGTGGGTCGCAGCATGGCGATCAGGTCGATGTCCGGGTAATCAAATCCGGTCGTCAGCACATTGGCGTTGGTGAGCGCTTTGATTTTGCCTGCTTTGAAGTCGGCTATGATCTGTTCGCGCACTGCCTTGGGTGTGTCGCCTGTGACGCACTCTGCTGTCACTCCGCAGTCGATCAGCGCATCCTTGATGTGTTGCGCGTGCTTGATGCCTGCGCAAAAGAATAGCCATGCTTTGCGGTCGCCTGCGAGCTCCATCACTTCGCGCACTACGCCATAGTTGTCATGCTCGTTGTCCACGGCTGCCTGCAGTTCTTTCTCGATGAATTCACCGCCACGCTTGTGCACGCCAGAGGTGTCCAGCTTGGCCTTGGTGACTTTACTGCGCAGTGTGGCGAGGTAGCCTTTGTACACCAGCTCCTCGATGCTGGTTGGTTCAATCAGATCATCAAAGAGCGCAGGTTTATCGGTGATCAGTCCGTGGCCCATTCTGTAAGGGCTTGCGGTCAGGCCTATGACGCGCATGCTGGGGTTGATCTGCATGAGCTCGGCTATCAGGGTGCGGTAGCCTCCCTCGGCTTTGTGGCTGACTAGATGGCACTCATCAATGATCACCAGATCAATGTGCCCTATGCGGCTGGCCTGCTTTCTGATCGACTGGATGCCTGCAAAGGTAATCGGTTCGCCTAGCTGTTTCTTGCCTATGCTGGCGCTGTAGATGCCCATCGGTGCGCCCGGCCAATGCTGGCGCATCTTCTCGGCGTTCTGCTCGATGAGCTCCTTCACGTGGGTCAGCATCAGCACTCGGGTGTCTGGCCAGTTCTGCAGTGCATCCTTGCACAGCGCTGCGACAATGTGGCTCTTGCCTGAGCCTGTCGGCAGCACCAGGCAAGGGTTGCCGCGATTACCAGCCTCAAACCAAGCGTAGAGCTGGTCCAGAGTTCTCTGCTGATAATCACGTAGCATGCAGATACGCCTCCAAGTGTTGAACGGCCTGCTCAATCACTGAGCCTCGGTAGTAGTTGGCCGGAAAGGTAAACTCAAGCGCTCGGCCCTCGATCTCGATGGTTACGGTGATCTGCGCAGTGTCTGGAATGATCGGGATGAAGTCGTTGCAGTCGCGCTTGTATCCCCAGTATTGATCGGTCGGGCTCTTGGGCTGATAAAAGCGCGGATTGTGCCCTTTGTGGCAGTGCAGGCGCGTATCCCAGTCGCGGTGGTATGAGTGCTTGCACTCATCGCATTGGCGGGTGGTCATTCTGTTATCCTCGCATCGAATGTTTCTCTGAGCAGGTTCACCGTCTCATCGCCACTGGCCACCATTGTGGGGTTAGCGAGTATCTCTTTGCTGGTGAATCGGTTGGTGCCGTCTTTCGGGTTGCCGTTGATCACTTCTTTGTCGTTGATGATGTAGATCGCCTCCCACTCGCTCTCGGCTTCGCGCATTTCGTAGGGCACCAGATCGGGGTGCAGTACGTGGCTCTCGCATCCGGTTCGCTGAAAGTCCACAGGGATGCCATCAGCCTGGTGGAGCTCGCACCGCCATGTGCTGTCCTGCAGGGGTGTCGCGTGAGCGCAGGTTCTGCAGTTGGCGTGCTTGGTGATCTTGGTGGCGTGGCAGAATTCGTATGCATCGCACCACTTACATTGATACCAGCTTGGATCGGTGCTGATCGGTGGCGGCAGGCGCTCCTCTTTCACCAGTCGCTGTCCTCGCTCGATGGCCTTCTCTGCAATGGCTTTGTCGTATCGCACGCGCTCGGTGTAGAGGCGGTCATCGTCTTTGCACACCGCCACATAAAGGGCGCGGTCGGTGCCTGTACCATGCATGTAGACCTGCATCTGGGTGTGATGAATCGGCTTGGATTCGATCACGCCCTTTTTCTCTAGGTCATTGAAGCTCTTTAGGCTGTGAGTCTTAAACTCGGCCACATGGCGCTTATTGGGCGCTTCTGGCACGCCGAATTCAATAATGCCATCAATGCTGCCGGATACGTGGCAGCCAAAATCCACGCGGGTCTGCTTGCCGGATACGTTGCGCACGTCCATGCCAATGGCTCGCAGGTCGCTGACGATGGTCATCTCCTCGTTGTGCCCGCGTCTGAACAGGCGCAAGATACGGCCTTTAAAGGCTGGCTGTACGGCCCAGCGAAAGCTCAGCCAGAGCCAGCGGTCGCAGTGGTGGCCGAGGGTTGATGCGCCCATGTGCGGGCGCGGTGGCTCTGCAGTTGACTCATGGTATTTGTCAATCAGGGCAGATATAGTATTCTCAGGTTCTGGAATCTTCATTGAGCCTCCCTTGGGTTAGTGAATTTGCCCCTCTTATGCAGAGGGGCTTTTTTTTATTTCGCCCAAGGCGCTGCGCCACCTGATGGTGCTTTTGGTGCGGCTGCCTGCTGAGTCGGTGCTGGCGCTGCAGCCATGGCTCCCGCCAGTGCTTTAAAGCCTTTCACTTCATTGCTGTCGCCGTACTCCTCGCTTTTGCGGATGCTGACCTTGATCTGCAGTTGCCCACCAATCAGTTCATCGGTGTCGGCCACTCGCGCCAGTCCAATTGAGCGCATGAGCTCGCCCAGCTGCTGTCTGCCGATCTCCTCAGCCTTCTGGCTGGCGTTCTTGATGTTAAGGTTGCCGAACACTACGCGGCCCTGGTGCTCAGGTCCGGTGATGTCGTAGCGGATTGCGATGTATTGGCCTGTGCCGTTTTTGGTGTCGCGCAGCTCCGCATCCGTGATGGTGCTGGTGTACCAGCCTGCTGGGATTGGGTCGTAGCTGCTGTTACCTTCTGGTAGGTCAGCTGCGTCAAAAGTATCGCCTAGAAATGCCATGTTATTTCTCCTTTGGAGTGATTGTGAAAGATGGGCGGCCCGGCTTGGCCGTGATTGCACCAGCCAGTGGGCCAGTAATGCTGTTGTCAGCGGCTTTCCACACCGCCATGTTGATCTCTGGTTTCCAGCGGAAAAGGCTGGAGAGGTGATCGCTGAGGCCATGCTCGGCTGCGATCTCCTGCAGTTTGTCGCCATCTACGCGGCGGCTGATTCTGCCTACCACCTTGATGGTGTAGCCATCGGGCTCGGCTGTTTCAGTGCCTTCGAGGGTGTCTGCAACACCAATCAGGGAGCGCAGTTGATCTTCGATCTGGCGGCGCTGCTCGGTCGCCTCAGCTTCGGCCTGCTTTGCAGCCAACCATGCTTTGGAAAGTTCACTCAGGTTGTTCATGCTTGGCCTCCTGCAATTTTGCCGATCACTTGCCCGAGGTCGCATGCCTCCCACATGTCGAGCTTGCCGCTTCGATCCTTCGCCAGCCATAGGCCATCGCTGTCGCACATCAGCGCTCGCTGGGTGTTCCCTTCGCCATCCTTCTCAACGCGCAGGGCGAGGACTTCATCAAAGAAGTAAGGCAGGCCTTGCGTCAGGCTCTTGCCGGGCATGGCAGGGTTGTAGAGCATCTTGCCCATCTCATCCTGCGACTTCTCCAGCTTGGCGCTCATGTAGACGTGCTTGCCTGGTACATCGCGGAATGCTCGGATGAGCTCCTGCATGGTGGTGTTCATCTCACCGTAGGCTGCGCGTCCGTCTTTGTTCTTCTTCATCTCATGGTGCAGGACCACTTCGGCCACTTCTGAGATCGAGTCGAGCGCCACCGATTGGAAGTCGGCTGCCTCTTTGCTCTCGGTCAGCCATGCGAAGGCTTCGCGTAGGTCATCCATGCTTTTGACTTCAATGAATGGGATATCTGCATCGCTGATTGAAAGCAGGCCACCTTCGGCTGAAAGCACCACTGGGTTGGGCAGTGTTTTGATCAGGCTAGTTTTGCCTGAGCCAGCTTGTCCGTAGACAAGTAGCTTGACACCGTTTGCAGCAAGGCTGCTGGTTTTCTTGAGACTGATTGCCATGATTGGCTCCTTTGTTGTTGCATCCCTAGTCGGCCTATCCGGTCAGGGAGTGTTGTCAGGTTAAGTCGTTTAGGTTATGGTGTCAACAGTAAAAGCGAGTAATTAAACATCAGGGGGTTAAATGCCAGAACTAGAACGAATGCGAGACCTTCTCGTTGATATGAATTTGCAGGCGGTGGCCCGAGGCTCTGGTGTCCATCCCAACGTGCTCTATCGGATAGTGAGTGGAAAGAATAACAATCCATCCTATGAGACTGTGCGCAAGGTGATGACGTACCTAGAGACAAGGACTGCGGCCAATGAGTGACCTATCGAAAATCCTCGGCGGCCCGTGGACACCGCCACCTGAAAAACGAATTGATCCACCAGAGGTGCAATTGCGCGATGCGATGATCTCGGCAGGCTTAACGCCACCGGATGACATCTACATGGATGGCAAGGTGCACCGTTTTAAATCCGGCACCAAGGGCTCACCAGGAAAAGGCGATAAGCCGGGCTGGTATCTGGTCTTTGGTGATGGCGTTCCTGCAGGTCGTTTTGGTTGTTGGCGCTCTGGTCTTGAGCTCCCTTGGCGGGCTGATGTTGGCCGTAAGCTGACGCAGTTCGAAGAGATGGCCCATGCAAAACGTATGGCTGAGGCTAAGGCTCTGCGCGATGCTGAGCTTGAGCGCAAGCATGAGGTGGCTGCCATGACAGTAAGCTCGATCTGGGAGGGTGCGCAAACTGCTTCGCCTGATCACCAGTATCTGAAGCGCAAGGGCATTGACTCGCATGGTGCTCGGGTTACGTCTGACGGTCGCTTGGTGGTGCCTCTCTATAACGCTGACAATCAGCTCGCCAGTCTACAGTACATCGATGCTGAAGGAGGCAAGCTCTACCATCCTGGTGGCAAGACGGGCGGTAACTTCTGGGTGATCGGCACCATGGATGAGCCCGGTGTTGTCTATATCGCTGAGGGATTCGCCACGGCAGCGACCATCTTTGAGGTGACAGGTCGGCCCTGTGTGGTGGCCTACTCTGCCTCGAACGTTGTTCCGGTCACTGGTCTGATGCGTGAGAAGCTCGGCCCGCGTGGAGAGATCGTCATCGTTGCTGATAACGACTCCAGTGGTGTGGGTAAGAAGTACGCTGAGCAGGCCAGCATCAAGCATGGGGCTCGCATCATCATCCCACCAATCGAGGGCATGGATGCGAACGACTTTGTTCAGGCAGGCCATGACCTGACGAGCCTTTTGTATGAGCGCAATGGTGACGGGGTTGTTGATAGACTGAAGGTTGTCTTTGGTGATGAGCTCGGTGGTGACTATGAGATACCGGATGAGCTGGTCGAGGGTCTGATGACCATCGGGAGTTCTATCGTTGTCTATGGTGATTCCAACTCGGGCAAGACGTTCTGGGCGCTCTCTGTGGCCACAGCCATTGCCACGGGCTCTGACTGCTACGGCCGCAAGACTGATTCCGGTCTGGTGATCTATCTGGCGAGTGAGGCTCCATCAAGCATCCGCACCAGGATGCAGGCGATCAAGCGCTTCTATAAGTGCGGGCTTGAGAATCTCGCCATGGTTCCGGTGCCTATGAATTTCTATGAGGGCGATCAGGATGCCAATGATGTGATCGAGCTGGTGAGGCAGATTGAGGAGATCAAAGGGCAGCCTGTTCGTTTAATCATTGGTGATACCTTGGCCCGCATGAGTGCTGGTGCGAACGAGAACAGTGGTGAGGACATGGGTCCGGTCATGGCTCGCTTCGATCAGGTGGCCACGGCTACGGGCTCAGCCATGATGATCATCCACCATAACGGCAAGGACACAGCGCGAGGGGCTCGCGGTTGGTCGGGTATCCGCGCCCACATCGACACCGAGATTGAGGTGGTGGAGAAGGACGGTATTCGATCGGCCAGCGTCACCAAGCAGCGTGAGCTCCCAAGCAAGGGCGACACCATCTACTTCAAACTGGAGGTGATGGAGATGGGGCAGACTAAGTTCGGCTCTGTGGCCAGCACTTGTGTGGCCGTTCCTGATGATGAGGCTGAGCAGAAAGCACCGCATAAGAAGCCCACCAAGCACGATGAGAACATTCGATTGATTGAGCGTGCCTGGGCGTTCTGTGAGATGGAGACGCGGGATGGTCTGCCGTACATCTCTCGCTCTGGTCTGAAGAATTTTCTGGTCACCAACATGGGGCTGGCTGAGCGCACCGCCAAGAATAAAACCGAGGCCTCTCGATCTAATTCGATTGTGCATCAGCTGCTCAATGCTGAGGTGATTGAGCCGGATGAATATGGCAATGGTTGGGTGGTGATCGATGACGTTCAGGTCAGCGCATTTATGATGCGAAAGAATGAAAAAAGGAAGTAGCCCCTCGCCCCTCGGAGCCCCTCGGGGGCTTAGGGGGATTGGGGGCAAAATCCTAGAAAAACGCCCCTCCCCTCCCCTCCACCCTATGGGGGAGGGGTAGAGGGGCACTAGGATGCGGGGTAGGGAAGGGATAGGATAATGGGTAACTGGAAGAGGATAAGGTTATGAAGATTGATATCCGATCTAACACCGATGAGATCATCAAAGGGTTGAATGACTTTGAGAAGCAGTTTGTTCCTCGGGCACTCAACACGGCGGTGAATAAGACGGGCACCAAGGTTTCCACTGTGGTGCGCAGGGCGGTGGCGAATGAGGCAGGGTTGTCTCAGGCTAAGCTGAAGCAGCGAGGCTTCTTTGCCAGCTTCAGGTCGTCACTCAAGTCCATGGCGTATGTCATGGTGGTGCGGTGGGGGTCTATCCCACTCAAAGACTTTAACCCTAAGCAGAACAAGCTAGGCGTGAGCCATAGTGCGTGGGGTAGAAGGCAGACCAACAAGGGGGCGTTCAAGGTTGATAGTCTTGGTGGTCATGTGTTCAAGCGTAAAGGTAAGGCCTCCCTGCCTATCCAGAAGCAATGGGGTCCAATCCCTGCGAGGATAGCGGCGGGGGATGAAGTTGATGATGATGTGGCAAAGACTGTGCGCGAAAGACTGCCCAGGGAGCTCTCACGGGCTCTCAGAGGGGCGATCCTCCGGGCCCTAGGGCGTATCTAGGGGGTGCCCCCTTAACGGGTCCTTCTGGGGCCTAGGCTCGGGGGTTTCGCGGCGCCGCGCTTTTTGCCTAGCGACAGAATTTTTAAAAAGGTTTCGGTTCGTATGAAGAAAACGACTATTAGTTCAAAAATTGAGTTGATCAAATCTGATGTGCTCATCCCATATGCGCGTAATTCAAGGACTCACAATGATGAGCAGGTCCAGCAGATTGCAGCATCGATTCGTGAATTTGGTTTCACTAACCCGATTTTGATTTCCGAAGATAACGACATCATTGCGGGCCATGGTCGCTTGCTGGCGGCTCAGCTGTTGGCGATCGATGAGGTTCCTTGCATCCGGCTCTCGCATCTGACTGAGGCGCAGCGCAAGGCATACGTTATTGCCGACAACAAACTGGCGTTGAATGCTGGTTGGGATGATGAGTTGTTGGCGCTGGAGTTATCAGAGTTGCGCGATGGTGGGTTCGATCTTGGCCTGACTGGTTTCTCGGATGATGAGCTGGACATCCTGCTGCATGACGATGATCTGGACGAGGAGGGTTTGGTCGATGATGACCAGGTACCTGATGTGGCGAAGGACTACGTTTCCAAGCCTGGCGATGTTTGGTTGCTTGGTGATCACCGTGTCATGTGTGGTGACTCGACTTCGCTCGATGATGTTCAGAAATTAGTGGGAGAAAGAGCGATTGACTGCTGTTGGACGGATCCACCGTACAACGTGGACTATGAGGGTTCGGCTGGAAAGATCGCCAATGACAACATGGAGGACTCTGAGTTTCGCCAATTCCTGACGGATGCGTTCGTATCGGCCTTTGCGGTGATGCGCGAGGGTGCGCCGATGTACATCGCCCATGCTGACACTGAAGGATATAACTTTCGCGGTGCGTTCAAGGATGCCGGGTTCAAGCTGTCGGGCTGTTTGGTGTGGGTGAAGCCTGCGCTGGTGTTGGGTCGTTCCGATTACCAATGGCGGCATGAGCCAATCCTTTACGGCTGGAAGCCGGGCGCAGCTCACTCTTGGTTTGGCGGTCGCAACAAAACCACCGTGTTTGATGCTGAGGATATGCCGTATCTGATCGATGCCGATGGTGGCGTTCAGATCGATGTAGGGGGGGGCGTGCTTCGCATCTCTGGCGACAATCTGCATGTCGAGGAGTTAGTCGGCACGACCATCCATGCCGAGAAGCCGAAGAAATCAGCGGAGCATCCCACTATGAAGCCTGTTGATCTGGTGCTGGGCATGCTTAAAAACAGCTCGAAGCGTGGCGATACGGTCCTCGATCTGTTTGGCGGTTCGGGCTCGACTCTGATTGCCTGCCACAAATCTGGCCGCCATGCGCGTCTGATGGAGTTCGATCCGCGCTTCTGTGATGTGATCGTGCGCCGCTGGCAGGAGTTCACGGGCAAAAAGGCCACGCTTGAGGGGACGAAGAAAACGTTTGATGGAGTCGCCAATGCCAAGGTGGATTGATATGCCATCAGAGACGTTGTGGTACTGCCCATCTTGGGGTGACTGCTGGACGCTCATCAGCGGTCGGTTTTGCTGGTGGGCAGTTGATACGCGCTGTTGGGTTGTGAGCAATCTGCAATCACCACAGAATCACTGGATTAAACGTCCGAATAGGAGGTTGTGATGGCTAGTGCTCCAAAGGCCACCTATCCGGTCGGGACCATTGCCAAGCTGTTAATGATCTCTGATCGGCGGGTGCAGCAGCTGACGAAAGAGGGAGTTATCCCCAAGGCTGAGCGCGGGCGCTATGAGTTAGCGCCTGTGGTTCAGGGTTATATCAAGTTCCTGCAGGAGCGTGCCATCGGGAAAGAGGTAGGCACGATTGACTACAACATCGAGAAAGCCCGCTTGGTGAAGAACCAAGCTGACAAGGCTGAGCTTGAGGTTGAGACGCTGAATGGCAATCTGATCTCGAAGGCTGACGTGCTGGATGCGTGGGAGTCGATGCTGGTGGATATCAAGACCAAGATTCTGACCATTCCTGCGATGATCTCGCCTGTGGTGGCGACTGAGGATGTGCCTGGTGTGGTGCAGGAGATTATTGATCGTGCGCTTCGTGATGCGCTAGGGGATTTATCGAGTTATGAGCAAAGAACGAGCAATGCAGATACTGATCGAGGGGATGGCGGCCCTTCGACCACCAAGAAGGCTGACGGTCAGTGAGTGGGCTGATCAGGAGCGCCGACTGGATTCGCAGTCGAGTGCGGAGCCGGGTCGCTGGTATACGTCACGCGCTGAGTACCAGAGGGGCATCATGGATGCCTGCTCTGATCCGGCTGTACGCGAGGTGGTCGTTATGGCTGGTGCTCAGTTGGGCAAGACTGAAGCAATTCTCAATATTATCGGTTTCCACATGGATCATGATCCGTGTCCTGTGTTGGTACTGCAGCCTACGCTTGAGATGGCTCAGGCGTTCTCTAAGGACAGGGTCGCGGCGGGTCTGATTCGTGCGACTCCTGCCATCCGTGGCAAGGTGAAGGATCCGCGCTCGCGTGATGCGAACAACACGACACTGCACAAGGTATTCCCTGGTGGCGCGTTGACGATTGTGGGCGCGAACAGTCCGGCAGGGTTGGCCTCGCGTCCGATTCGTTTGGTGTTGTGCGATGAGGTTGATCGTTATCCGACTTCGGCAGGCTCTGAGGGTGATCCGATTCAGTTGGCGCGAAAGCGTGCGGCCACGTTCTGGAATCGCAAGCTAGTGATGGTGTCCACGCCGACCAACAAGAACGATTCGCGCATTGAGAGCGCCTACCTGGGCTCTGACCAACGCAAGTACTTTGTGCCCTGCCGACACTGCGGGCAGGAGCAGGAGCTCAAGTGGCAAAACGTGATCTGGTCTGATGGTGATCCTGATACGGCTCGCTATGCCTGCGAGGGGTGTGGCTCTGCGTGGACGGACTCTGATCGGGCGCATGCGATTGCGCGGGGTCACTGGGTGGCGCATGAGGAGTTCAAGGGCATAGCCGGATTCTCGATCAACGGCCTGTACTCGCCATGGACACCGCTGGCTGATGGCGTGCGTGACTTCTTGGCGGTCAAAAAGAATCCACAACAGCTGCGCGTGTGGACCAACACCTACCTTGGCGAGACGTGGGAGGATGAGGGCGAGACGGTCGATGAGTACTCTTTGGCTGATCGGCGCGAGAGCTTCAACGAGAAAGTGCCCGAGGAGGTGATGGTCCTCACGGCGGGTGTGGACGTGCAGGATAACCGACTTGAGGTGCAGGTTTACGGCTGGGGCCGTGATGATGAGGGTTGGGTTGTTGATCACCGCACGTTGTATGGTGATCCTTCGACACCGCAAACATGGACTAACTTGGCATCGGTGCTATTCTCAACATGGGAGACGCACGATGGGCGCGAGCTGCCGATTAGGGGTACCTGCATTGACTCCGGTGGTCACCATACGCAGGCGGTGTACCAGTTCGCCAAGCGCCATGCTGCGCACCGTGTTTTTGCGATCAAGGGTATCGGTGGCGAGATTGGCTCTAAGCCGATTGTTGGCAGGCCGAGCAAGAACAATGCAGCGAAGTGCCCGCTATTCCCGATTGGCGTAGATACGGCCAAGGATTTGCTGTTCAGTCGCTTCAAAATTAACGAGGAGGGGCCGGGCTATATCCACTTCTCTGAGCATCTGCCGGATGAGTTCTTTAAGCAGCTGACGGCTGAAAAAGTTGTTACTCGGTATCACAAGGGATACAGTAAGCGTACTTTTGTGAAAGTTCGCCCACGAAATGAAGCGCTCGACTGCATGGTGTATGCTTTAGCGGCCTATGTCATTATTGGGGTGAATGTCAATGCAATTGCGAGTAAACTAGAGGAAAGCAGACAATCAGCTGAAGAAGAGCCAGTGATGCCTGCACCAGTTAGCCGCATTGCGAGGCCTGGCAGGAGTGCACGAAAAGGCGGCTTTGTTAATAACTGGAGATGACGATGGCTAATGCCTTTGACACCGCTAATGCGCCGCAAGGCGAACCAACAGAAGTTACCGCTGGCGACCTTGTGACATGGCGAAGGGATGATCTTGTGACGGATTATCCTACGGCTGATTACTCGCTATCGTACTCATTTCAATCTCTGAAAGCTGGCACTACCGCTGGCAATAGTTTCACGATCACTGCCTCTGAGGATTCAAAAGGCTACTACGCGCAGATTCCCGGTGCTACGTCTTTGGGTGTCACCGACTATGGTGATTATGCGTGGCAGGCGTACATTACGCGCACCAGTGACTCGGCTCGCATTACGGTAGGGTCGGGTCAGGTCACTATCGGCACTGATCTGAATAGCGAGAACAAGGATGCGCGATCTCATGCGCAGATCATGCTCGACAAGATTCAGGCGGTGATGGAAAACCGGGCAGATGGCGATGTGGCCAGCTACTCGATTCAGGGTCGCTCGTTGACCAAGCTATCACCGCAAGAGCTACGCGATTGGCGCGATTACTATCTGCGCGAGGTCGCTCAGGAAAAACGGAAGCGCGATATCCAGCAGGGTCGCGGATCCTCATCAACGATTAAGGTGCGTTTCTGATGGGCATGTTTGATTTTCTACGCGCAAAACGCGAGGCTGACGTTCAAGTAATTAAGCGATCATTCCGAAGCTATGCGGCTGCCAATGTTGGCCGACTGTTCTCGGACTTCATGGCATCGGATAGCAGTGCTGATCGTGAGCTCATGTCGCAGCTCAAGGTAATCCGTGAGCGCTGCCGTGATATGGCTCGCAACGATGAGTATGCAGCTCGGTTCCTGCAGTTGCGTGAGCGCAATGTGGTTGGCGAGCGTGGCATCAATTTGCAGATGAAGGCCCGCGATCCAGATGGCTCGCTCGATGACTACGCCAATGATTCGATTGAGGTGGCGTGGAGACGTTGGGGCAAGCTGGGCAATCCTACGGTCGATGGCCGCATGGATTGGGTAGACTGCCAGAAATACGTTGAGCGCACCATGCAGCGCGATGGTGAGGCCATTGCAATCTTGGTGACTAACTCTAATCCGGACCTGCCTGCGGTGCAGTTGCAGTTCATTGAGCCTGACCAGCTGGACGAGGCGCTGAACATTCGCGCCAAGAACGGTAACCAGATTCGCATGGGTGTTGAGGTCGATGACGCTCAGCGCCCTGTCGCGTATCACTTCTTGGCTGATCATCCTGGTGATCATGGCTATCTCAAATCCGCTAAGCGCGAGCACATCCGTGTGCCTGCTGAGAACGTGATTCACGTATTTAAGCAGGAGCGCGTCATGCAATCGCGTGGTGTGCCTTCAATGCATGCCGCGTTGACAGGTATGAAAATGCTCAAGGGCTACCGCGAGGCCGAGCTGGTTGCTGCGCGTGTCTCTGCCTCTAAGATCGGTTTCTTCACGTCTCCTGCGGGTGATGGGTTCTTGGCTGATGATTACGATGGCGCGGTGCCCATCATGGACGCTGAGCCGGGCTCGATGCACCAGCTGCCGCAGGGCGTTGATTTCAAAAGCTGGGATCCAGAGCATCCTGTGTCGGCTTATGCTGATTTCGAGAAGCAGATTCTGAAGGGCATCGCCTCGGGTCTGAATGTGTCCTACACGTCTCTGGCGAACGATCTTGAGGGCGTGAGCTACTCCTCTATCCGTGAAGGAAGCCTGTCTGATCGTGATGAGTACCGAGTAGCGCAGCAGTTCCTGATCACTCACTTTATTCGCCCAGTGTTTGAGCGCTGGTTGAAGGTGACGCTGTTGCAGCGCCGTATTAACCTGCCGAGCGAGAAGCTCGATAAGTGGTATGATGGCGCGGTGTTCCGTGGTCGTGGTTGGCAGTGGGTTGATCCGCAGAAAGAGATGAACGCGGCTATTGCTGGTCTGAAAAATGGCATTCTCTCGATGCAGGATGTGGCGAACCAATACGGGCGTGACGTTGAGGAGACGTTCGCGCAGATCGCTCAGGATAAGGCTCTGGCAGAGCGCTTTGGTATCAAGTTTGCGCTTGAGCCATATGGTGCAATGCAGATGCCTGTTGAGCCGGATGTGACGGGTGAGTAATATAGACATAATCGCGGAGGGCGTTATGGACCAAAATAGATTCAAAGAAGGCGAGGTGATCCACCGATCTGTGGATTCTCGTGCTAAGGTTGTAGATGAAAAGAGTAGGGTTGTTCAGATGGCTATTTCGTCTGAACTGCCTGTTGAGCGTTACTTCGGGATGGAGGTCATTGACCACACCGAGGGCGCTATTGATATGGAATTCATCAGCAGTGGCCGAGCGCCTCTGCTTCTGGATCACGATCCTTCACAGCAAATTGGTGTGATCGAGCGTGTAAGCCTTGACAGTACTGCGCGTAGGCTACGTGCTGAGGTACGCTTTGGGAAAAGCGCACTTGCTGAAGAGGTTTTCAACGATGTGATTGACGGTATTCGTGGGAACGTATCTATTGGCTATCGCATCAACAGTATGGAGGCGGATAATTCGCGTGATGATGGTACCTACTATCGCGTTCAAATTACGCCTCTTGAGGTGTCCATTGTTTCCATCCCGGCTGATAGTTCGGTTGGTGTTGGTCGCAGTGCGGCAGTTGAAAACACTTCAGAGGAGAAGAAAATGACTGAAGAAGTGCGTGAGAATGTCGCTGTTGAAGAGCCAGCTGCTGAAGAGGTTAAGGTTGAAGAGAAGCAGGAAGAGCAACGCTCTGAGCCTGCTGCTGCAGATCCAAAACCTGTAGAAGCGCCAGCTGTTCGTACAGTTGACTATCAAAAAGAGGCTAAGGAAATTCTTGCCATGGCGAAAGCCCACGGCAAGCGTGACTTGGCTGACAAAGCTATTGCAGAAGGTGCATCAGCTGAAGAGTTCCGCAAGGAACTGCTGGGTGCGCTTGAGCAGAAATCCATCAAATCTGTTGAGGTAAAGAATATGGAAGTGCAAGAGAAAGAAGTGCAGAACTACTCGCTTATGCGTTTGATGTCTGCTCTATCTACTGGTGACTGGCGTCATGCTGGTCTGGAACGTGAAGTATCAGACGAGATCGCTCACAAGATGGGCCGTTCTGCTGCAGGTGCATTCGTACCGACTAACATCGCGTGGAAGCGTGATATGACTGTCGGCACTGCTGGTTCAGGTGGTTACCTGAAGGGCACTGAGCACATGGGCAATGAGTTCTATGAAGCTCTGCAGGCTCGTTTCCCACTGACTCAGTACGGCGCGCAGATGATGTCTGGTCTGACTTCTGACGTGGCTATCCCTGGTCTGGGTTCTGGTGCGGCTGTTGGCTTCGTTGCTGAAGGCGGCGCTGTGTCTGAGCAGACTCCTACTACCAAGCAGGTTCTGTTGCAGCCCAAGACTATGGGTGCGTATGTTGACGTATCTCGTAAGCTCATGAAGCAGTCTGATCCATCGGTTGAAGCGGTGCTCCGTCAGGACATCATTCGCCGCATGGCTAACAAGCTGTACCAGGTAGCTCTTGAGGGTGGCGGTACTAACGAGCCTAGCGGCATCATCGCTAACGCTGATACAAACGTTGTTTCTATCGGCACTAACGGTGGCGCTCTGACCTACGCTCACATCGTTGACCTTCTGAAAGAAGTTGACCTGCAGAACGCGCTTGACGGTTCTCTGGCCTTCGTTGCGACTCCTGGTGTCATGGCTAAGCTGCGCACGACTCCACGTCAGGCTTCTGGTGTTGAAGGTAACTTCATCCTTGAGCCGGGCAACCAGATCTTCGGCTACGATGTGGCTTCGACCACTCTGATGCCTTCTGATCTGACTAAGGGCACTGGTACTAACCTGAACGCTATGCTGTTCGGTGACATGAGCCAGCTTATCCTTGGTATGTTCGGTGGTCTTGATGTTGTTGTTGACCAGTCTGCACTGGCGACTTCTGGCGGTTCACGCTTCGTGTTCCTACAGGATGTCGATGTAGGCGTTAAGCATGGTCAGTCTTTCTCTGTTGTGAAAGATATCGATCTAACTGCTTAATCCAGATGGGGGCCTACGGGCCCCCTATTTCCTTGGAGGATTTATGAAGATTAAATTCAAAGAGACAGCCTACACTTCAGAGGGTCGCGTTGACTCTGGTCAGACTGCTGACCTGAAGAGTGAAGAGGCAAAGATTTTTATTGATCGCGGTGTGGCTCTGCCTGCCGAGGTTGAAGCCCCAAAAACGACCACCAATCGTCAGGCGAAAACGCCAGCAAAGCGTAAGGGTGCATAATGGCTGTTGAGACTGCAATTGATCGCAGTATCCTGTTAGCGGATTTCGGGGTTGATGTCACCGTGGGTGCTTCGACCATCAAAGGCATTTTCGATAATGATCATGCTCCGGTGGATGCAGGCGGCGGTGTGCAGTTCAGTATCCAGCAGGCCATGCTTGTGTGTCGCACTACCGATCTATCGGGTGTGGCCGAGGGGTCTCTGGTGACAATCAGCGGCACTGATTACGCTGTGGTGGATATCCAGCCTGACAATGAAGGCATGACAATGCTCGTTCTGGAGGCGCAATAATGGCGCACGTTCGCAGACAGATTCGTGAGTATTTTGGCAGCTACTTAACTGGGCTGACCACGACTGGCTCTAATGTTTTTGAGTCTCGCGTCTATCCGATGCAGTCTGCCAAGCTCCCGGCCATCTTGATCTACACTACATCTGAGGCATCTGAAGAGGTGGCGTTCAGCAAGAAGCGAATGCAGGAGCGCTTGCTTGATGTGCAGGTTGAGGGCTATATTCGAGCTATAACCGGGTTTGATGATAAGCTCGATCTGATCGCGTCCGAGGTTGAGACTGCGATCTTGGCTGATCCTACTTTGGGTGGGTTGGCTGTCAATACGGTTTTGAGTGGTACCGAGGCTGAGTACTCAGGAGATGCTGAGCAGCCAGTTGGTACGATTCGCTTAACTTTTCAGGTACAATACCGAACAGAAACGGGATATCCCGATTCAGCCATCTAAGGAGGCTCTACAATGGCTACACATACTTCAGCATCTGGCGTGATCAAAGTCGGCTCAAATGCCATTGCAGAGATCACTTCGTACTCTCTGGAATACTCATCCGACACGGTTGAGGATACAGTGATTGGCGACTCTGCTCGCACTTACAAGCCTACGCTCAAATCCTTCACCGCGTCTGTTGATGCGTTCTGGGATGAGACTGACACTAACGGTCAGGTTGCGCTTGTGGTCGGCACTGAGATCACTTTCTCGATCTATCCTGAAGGCGATGATTCGACTGACACCTACTACACTGGTTCAGCGATCATCACTGGTCGCACGATCTCTAGCTCTACTGGCGAGATGATCACTGCGAGCTTCACGCTTCAGGGCACTGGTGATCTCACTACGAGCACCGTAGCATGAGTTTGGCTGACGATCTTCTGGATTGGGATAACGCTCGCAGCTCATTCATGTGGCGCGGGCAGAAGTTATACACCAGCCAGGTTACCGTTGCCGATCTGCAGCAGATTCTCAAGAAGCATCCTAATGTGCTGAACGGCACTGACCTTGGCGGCATGGTTGAGATCATTCTGCGCAAGGTTGAGGATGAGAATGGGGAGCGCGTGTTCACGCTTGAGCACAAGCCTAAGCTGATGCGCATGCCTGTCAATGAGATTACCGATCTGTTTAATAACGTGTTCAGCGGCTTTGAGTCGCCAGAGGACGCGGAAAAAAACTAACTGACGGGGGTCTGCTCTGGCAGACCTATATGCTTGCAGATCTCCGTGGCTGTTCGCTTGGCGAAGTTGAGCGAATGAGTGTTACCGAGTTTAATCGGTGGTGGGCATTCTACGAGATAAAACATGGCAAGCAAAACAGATCACAAAATAGTTCTCAGCGCTCAGGATAAAACCAAGAGCGCACTTCGCTCCGTTCAGACATCTCTGGGCGGGCTCAGAAATTCAGTATTCGGTCTGCAGACTGCGCTCGGCCTTTTGGCTGGTGGCGCAGGCTTCGGTGCGCTCGCAAGCAATGCCTTGCGCAGCGTTGACTCTCTCGCCAAGGTTTCACGCAAGCTCGGCACCACGACTGAGGCGCTGGCGGGTTTCCGCTATGCGGCTGAGCTCTCGGGTGTCTCGACTAGCACCATGGACATGGCGTTGCAGCGCTTCACTCGCAGGGCTTCTGAGGCAGCTCTGGGCACTGGTGAGGCGAAGGACGCACTGAAAGAGCTTGGCCTTGATGCGACTAAGCTGGTTAAGCTCCCGCTTGATCAGCAGATGTTTGCGGTGGCTGATGCCTTTGAGGGCGTAGAGAAGCAGTCCGATAAAGTCCGGCTCGCCATGAAGCTGTTTGACTCTGAGGGTGTTGCCCTGGTCAACACGTTGGAAGGTGGTTCTGCTGCGCTCCAGCGAACGGCATCTGAGGCTCGCGGGTTGGGTCTGGCAATTGATCAGACTCGGGCTAGTGGTATTGAGCGCTTTAATGACTCAATGACGCGGCTTCGTAGTGCGATTGATGGTGCCTTCATTCAGGCCATGGGCGATGTTGCGCCTCAGCTGGACCAGATGGCCACCAAGCTACAGGACGTGCTTGTGCCTGCGATCAAGGGCTTGATCAACGTCTTTAACTGGTTCCTGAACAATCTCGACACCATCACTGCGATGATGAAGGGATTCTTTGCGGCCATGCTCTACACCAAGCTAATTAACATGGTGTACGGCACTGCCGACCTTGTGCGTAACTTGATTGTGTTGGGTAAGGTGTCAAAGATCTCAGGCCGGGCGCTGTTGCGTGGTCTGGGTGGTCCGTTGATCGGTGTTGCAATCACTGTGGCTGAGATGACGGGCACGCTTGATAAGCTGCTTGAGCAGTTCGGTCTGATGGGTGATACCACTTTGCCGGGGCTTGATGAGGCGTTCTCTAGCGCCAACACTGCAGCGCTCGGGCTTAATGCCCGGTTGCAAGTAACTAAGGGTGCTGGGGATGAGGCGACTGATACTTTGACCAACGTTAAAAAGGCATCAAGCAGCCTTGCTGACGTAATGAAGGGCAAACTTGAGAACGGTATGAATGCCGTGACTGATGGCCTGACTGACCTGATCATGGGCACTGCGCGTGCATCTGATGCGTTCCGTAACATGGCGACCAGTATCATCCGAGACATTATCCGGATGAACATTCAGCAGTCGATCACTTCGCCGCTGTCTGGCCTCCTAGGAAACGTTCTGAGCGCAGGTATCGGTAGTATTGGTACTGCGATGCAATATGGCACAAACGTTGGCTCTGAGCAGACTGCGATGCTTCACGCGCAGGAGTTCGAGGGTGGTGGTTTCACAGGTGTTGGTACTCGCTCTGGCGGTATCGATGGCCGTGGTGGTTTCCCGGCTATCCTGCATCCCAATGAGACGGTCGTTGACCATGCTCAGGGTCAGGGCGGTGGTGTTACTATCGTTCAGAACATCAATGTGAGCACTGGTGTGCAGCAGACAGTTCGCACCGAAATTGCTACGCTAATGCCTCAGATCGCTAATGCGGCCAAGAGCGCGGTGCTCGATGCTCGCAAGCGTGGTGGTTCATTTGCTGGAGCGTTCTCATAATGGCTGAATCGTACCCACTCTCATTACCTAACACCAACATTGCGCGAATCAGTTTGATTGCGCGTGATTTCGTGGGTGTCTCTGTGAGCCCATTTACGGGTTCTCAGCAGGTTTTTCGCCATCAGGGGCAATCATGGGAGGCAGATATAACGCTGCCTAAAATGAAGCGTGAGGATGCTGAGGCATGGACTGCGTGGCTACTTCGACTCAGGGGGCAGTATGGTACGTTTCTACTTGGAGATCCTACTGCTGTGGTGCCTCGCGGCTCTGCTAGCAGTACACCTGGAACACCTGTGGTAAATGGCGCGAGTCAGATTGGCGATGAGCTTAACATCGATGGCTTGCCTGCAAGCGCTACGGGCTACCTGAAGGCGGGTGATTATATTCAGCTCGGTTCAGGTGCGACTGCTACGCTGCACAAGGTGCTTGAGGACGTGGATAGCAATGCCTCTGGCGAGGCTACGCTGAATCTCTGGCCTCGGGTTCGCACTGCGCCAGCTGACAATGCTACGGTGACAGTATCCAATGCCAAGGGTAATTTCAGGCTGGCGGCTAATGATACGGGTTGGGATATCAATGAGGCAGGCATTTATGGCATCACCTTTGGTGCTGTGGAGGCGCTATGAGATCGGGTACACCGACTGACTTCACGGCTGACTCGCTTCAGCCATTCCTTGCGATTAAGGCAGAGTTCGACTCTGGCGATGTGCGTCTCTGGGGTGGCTATGGCGATCTAACGATTGGCGGTGAGGAGTACATCGGCGGTGGTTCGCTGATGAGCATCTCTGGCATCGAGGAGACCAGCGAGATTGCAGCGCGTGGCGCGTCTGTCGTTTTGGCCGGGCTTGATCCTGCGATCATCTCGATTGCGCTTGAAGAGAACTACCAGAATCGTGCTTGCACAATCTTCATCGGTACGCTGACTGATGCTGGCGCGGTGGAGGACTCTTATACGCTGTTTCGCGGTCGAATCGATCAGATGAGCATCGAGGAATCGGGCGAGACTGCTTCGATCTCTGTCAGCATTGAAAACCGATTGATCGATCTGGAACGTCCACGAATTCGCCGCTTCACCAATGAGGACCAGCAGGCGCTCTATCCTGGTGATACAGGGTTCTCGTTTGTAAACGACCTGCAGGATAAGACCTTTGAGTGGGGCAAATCAGCTTAACGCTATCATCGCGCAGGCGATGGAAGCGCGTTGGCAATATGGAACGCATGACTGCACGCAATTTGCGATTGATTGCGAGCTCGCACTAACTGGCAGCACGCACTTTCCAGAGTTCCACCGATCTTACAACACCAAGGCTGAAGGCTTTATGCTACTCAAGCAGATGGGCTTTCGTGATTCTTGGTCGTGCGTATCATCGCGCCTAGAGGAAATTTCCCTTAAAATGGTTAAGCGAGGCGATTGGATTGGGCATCTAGCACCGGGCAAGAGTCTTGCTATCGCAGCCAATGAGCATGAGTTCTGGACTGCGCACAATAGTGGCGGCATAACATTGCAGCCAATGGGATCAGCAATTAAGGCGTGGAGGCTCATCGATGGGCGGTAAAGTTGGCAAGATAATCAAATCAGCCGTAATAGTTGCCGCTGTTGCTACGGGTGTTGCCTTCATACCCGGCTTTGGTGCCATCGCCACAGGCGCGTTCACAGGTAGTGCGCTCTCTTATTTCGGCAGCCAGCTGCTTATGTCGGCGGTGTTGGGTGCTGTCTCTATGGCGCTCACCAAGAAGCCGGAAATGCCAAGCGCTGCCGACTTGCAGGGCCGGACTATCTCGCAGCGCAATCCGCTGGCCTCTCGCAAGATCGTTTACGGCACTGTGAAGCTCGGCGGGGCGATCACCTTAATGGAGGCCACCAACAATAATAAGGACATGCACATAGTTACATCATTTGCATGGCATGAGATCAATGCGCTCAAGAAAGTTTACTTTGGCGACGTGTTGGTTAAAGAGAATCTTTCTGATGCGGTGCAGGTGGCAGCCAACTCTGGCACGACTCCGGACTATTCCAGCAAGGCGGTCATGACGGCTCACTTTGGTGGGGCTAATCAGACTGCTGATTCTAATCTGGTAGCTAACACCAGCGCTGATTCTAATTTCCGTCAGCGTGGCGTGGCGTACATCTACACCAAGCTCACTTATGATCAAGACGTGTTTGCCAACGGCATTCCTAACGTCTCAGTCGAGGTTGAGGGTAAGAAGGTTTACGATCCGCGCACCAGCACCACAGCTTTCTCAAGCAATCCAGCTCTCTGCCTGCGCGACTATCTGACCAACTCCACTTATGGGCTTGGTGCGAGCTCTGCTGAGATCGATGATGCGATGTTTATCACGGCAGCCAATATCTGTGACGAGCTGGTCACGTTGGCCGCTGGTGGCACTGAAAAGCGCTACACGATGAATGGTGTTGTGGATACTGCCAACGCTCCGAACGATATTCTGGGGCAGATGATCAGCGCGTGTGCTGGCTTGCTGTACTATGCGAACGGCCAGTGGAAGTTGCGGGTTGGTAAATACATCACGCCAACGGATACGCTGACGCTTGATGATCTGCGCGGTCCGATCAAGGTGGACACTCGCGTATCTGGCCAGAGCCAGTTCAACGCCATCAAGGGTATCTTTGTCTCGCCTGAGAATAACTGGCAGCCGACTGATTTCCCCGAGGTGCTGTCGAGTACGTTCGAGGCTGAGGACGGTGGCGAGCGCAAGTATATTGACTTCACTCTGCCGTTCACCACCAGCTCTGCGATGGCGCAGCGACTAGCTAAGCAATCGCTCTACCGAAACCGTGAGCAGATCATGGTCACACTGCCGTGTAAGCTCACCGCGTTCAAGTATGAGATCGGTGACACGGTCATGCTGACGCACGAGCGCTTTGGTTGGACTAACAAGGTATTCGAGGTCATCTCATGGAATCTCGCGCCTGACTTCTCAACTGAGGGTGGCACGTTGGGTGTCGATCTGATGCTCAAGGAGACCAGCTCTGCGATCTATGACTGGGATGAGAATACTGATGAGAAAGAGTTCACCTACAACAACACCAGCCTGCCGAGTGCGTTCGATAATCCTGCGCCAGGTCTGACGGTATCGGATGAGCTTCGCGCTCTGAACGAGGAGGCAATCTCTGCCTTGATCGCTGATGTGTCTGGTGGTGGTGGATTCACTGAGCGCTATGAGGTGCAGGCGCTTAAAGCTGGTTCGTCAGTATACGTCAACTTAGGTCAGGCGGCAGGCAATCGATTTGAGCTGTTAAACGTTGAGGATGGTGCCACTTACACGGTGCGTGCTCGCTCTATTAACTCGATTGGTGTGCGTTCTGCGTGGACCAGTATTGCGCATCAGGTCGTTGGTAAAACGGCTCCACCGAGCGATGTGACGGGTCTGACGGGTAACTTGATCGGCAACCAGTATCTGCTGACGTGGAATGCAGTACCTGATCTCGATCTCTCGCATTACCGCGTGCGATTTGCGTCTGCTGATGGTGTGCTGACGTATCAAAACTCTGTGAGCCTGGTGCCTAAGGTATCGCGTCCGGCCACCAGTGTGTTGGTGCCTGCTCGCAATGGTACCTACTTCGTTAAGGCTGTGGATAAGTTGGGGCTGGCCTCTGAGAATCCTGCCAGTATCTCTCTGGATTCGAATATTTCGGATATCGAAGCGCTGAACGTGGTTCAGACGATTAATGAGCATCCGGACTTCACAGGCACGTTTGATGATGTGGTGGAGCTCGATGACGAAGATCGCTTGGTGCTCGACACCAGCCTGAGCTTTGATGCGGTGCTGGGTAATTTTGACGATGCGGCAGGTCTGTTCGATGGCGGCTCTGGCAACATTGATGCAGAGGGCTTCTACTACTTCGCAAACTCGATTGATTTGGGTGCGGTCTATACGTCTCGCGTAACTGCAACGATCAAAACGATTCGCGTGGATTATGTGAATCTGTTCGACTCGGCCTCTGGGTTATTCGATGATCGCCCTGGTGACTTCGATGGTGATGTGAATGCGTTCGATGATACGGATGCTCAGCTGCAGGTGCGATTTACTGAGGATGATCCTACTGGGTCGCCTACGTGGTCGGCTTGGCAGACTTTCCAAGTCTCTGATATTCGCGCTTGGGGTATGCAGTTCCGCTGTCGCATGACCACCACGGATGATCAGGCCTCGCCTGCGGTGAGTTATCTGTCAGTGGCTGTGGATATGCCGGATCGCGTGCTCAGTGGTGATGATGTGGTTTCTGGTGCTGGTGCTAAGGTGGTGAGCTTCAGCAATCCGTTTAAGGCTACACCATCTATCGGGATTGGCGCTCAGGACATGCAGACGGGCGATTATTACGAGATTAGTAGTAAGAGCCGTTCTGGGTTTACAATTACATTTAAGGACTCAGGCGGCAGCGCTGTGAGTAGGACGTTTGATTGGGTAGCCAAGGGCTACGGAAAAGAGGTGATCTGATATGAGTCAGCATGATATGAACGTGGCGAACCAGGGTTTCCCTGCTTTTCGCTCTGATTTAAACAATGCGCTTATTGCGCTTGCCAGCCAATCAAGCGGCGCGACTGAGCCGAGTACAACTTTTGCCTATATGCTGTGGGCTGACACAGCTAATGACCTGCTCAAGGTTCGCAACGCTGCGAACGATGGTTGGATTAGTTTGTTGACGTTATCAACAGGTACACCAGCTGGTGTTGGTAGCACTGTCCAACCCTACGATGTAGACACAGCTAAGACAGACGTTGCTCAGACTTACACTGCTTCTCAGCGTGGCACTGTAACCACAGACAACGATATGTCTTTTGATATGTCAGCGACTAACAACTTCACAGCTACCCCAACAGGGTCAGCTACTCTAACCTTCACCAACATTACGGCAGGACAGAGTGGTAACATCTACGTGAATAACTCAGGTGGCTATGCTATCTCTGCTGCAGCTACTACGCTGATTAGCTCTACAGACTTAACCAAGCTATCGACTGCTGGTGCTTACTGGGTGAGCTACTACAGTGCCGATGGTACTAATGTGAGTGTTGCGGTATCACCTGCACTAACTTCAGCGGGGGCTTAATATGGCAGTGATTAATGGAACGGTGGTAGGGTCTGATGAAGCAGGCTTCTACCCCTATGAGATTGAGCAGAGTCTACGCTTCAACGATGATGACAGTGCATACCTAAGCCGCACTCCTGCGTCTGCTGGCAACCGTAAGACTTGGACATGGAGCGGTTGGGTTAAGCGGGGGAATTTGGGTACTGCTCAAGATATTATGACTGGCGGTATTATCTCAGGTACTTATTATTACACCCGAATCTATTTCGATTCTGATAATACGTTAGGTGTTTACAACTATCCTGATACTTCAAATACATTACTGAAAACTTCAGCAGTGTACCGTGACGTGGGTTCTTGGTATCACATTACGGTAGCTTTTGATTCTACTCAAGCAACATCTACCGATAGAGTTAAAGTTTACGTTAATGGTGAACAGGTTACTTCCTTTGGCACATCTACATACCCAGCTATAAACTCTGACACCATGTTTAACTCTACAAGTTACCCTATGTTCTTAGGGAAGTTTGTAGCGGGTTTCTCAAATTACCTAGACGGCTACCTAGCAGAAGTCCACTTCATAGACGGAACAGCCTTAGACGCTGATAGCTTTGGTGAGACCAAGAATGGCGTATGGATTCCTAAAGCCTACGATGGTAGCTATGGTACTAATGGTTTCTTACTAGACTTTGCTGACGGTGGTGCATTGGGGGATGACGTATCAGGCAACGGTAACGACTGGACTGCTACGAATCTGGCGAGTACAGATGTGATGCTGGATAGTCCTACGAATAACTTTGCTACGTTGAATCCTTTGGATGCTAAGGACATTGTATTTCAAGAAGGAAACCTTGAGTATACAAGCTCCACTACTGACGTAGGTGTTAAATCCACGATAGCCTTACCAAGCACAGGAACTTATTACTTTGAAGTTTTAGATAACGGTGACAATGGGACTAATGGAACAACTATTGTCGGTGTTCAACGTACAGATGTTTCAGGTAAAGGTTCTATTAATCCGTATTCCACAGGTTCTTACGCTTACGTGTATTACTCATTTGCAGGGGAGAAGTTCCTTAACGGCACTTATAGCGCCTATGGGTCTGCCACTACAACGGGAGATATTATCTCCGTAGCTTTCGATGCAGATAATGGCGAAGTTGAGTGCTTTAAGAATGGTGTATCTCAGGGTGTTCTTGTTACTGGGTTAGATACTTCAACATATTCTTATTCTTTTTTGGTTGGTGACGGGTCTAACGGAGATTCACCTATAATGGTGGCTAACTTCGGCCAAGACTCTAGCTTCGCTGGCAACAAAACCCCACAAGGC